AATTTCCTCCTAAATATCTAAAAATGAGTATAAAAATAACACCTATACAGATGCTGGAAAACTGTGGTACAATATTCTTGTTGATGGAGTATTGTACGTGCCCAGCACTGTATAATATTTATCTGAGTGGCCTTGGTGTTGGTAGCACTGAGGCCTTTTATATTAACTTGTATATTTTGATAAGTACACTTCGAAACATTCACTCATGAATTTTTCTGTGATATAGACACAATCGTTTTGCTCATTTGGCTCGGCATCTACACCAAGATCCTTTATAAGTTCATAGTACATATCCAAAGCTTTCTTACTTTCAAATAAATATTTCATATATTCTCCTATAATTAAAGTTTGGTAAAACTATAAATCATATATTCTGGTTTGATTAATTATCGAAGACATATATATCATAAACATTTCCGACGAGCCCCCACATGGTTTGACTTGTTCCATCTGCTTTTTGCAATTCAAACAGAGGGTCTACAGAACCTAAAGTAGCAATCTTATCTCCAACTTTGACTTCACCGGTGATTTTAGGATCATAAAATACAAAAATAAGATGATCATCGGTAGTTAAGTATAAAACGTTATCGAAATAGTAATCCTCGTGCTCATATTCCGACATCCCCATTGTGTCGATCATATTTTCGAAATCGTCCAAGGAAACGACATCGGAAACGGTTCCCTCAATAACACTACAAGTAGAGTCGCTATCAATAACATCATCTATGTTATCATTGAATTTCGGTGTAATGTTTTTAGGAGATGTGACCTTGCAATCGCTGAGCACACCATATGACTTATAGTCTTTAGAAATTGTACCGGTAACAGTAATTTGGTCTCCTGAACCAATAAACATACTTAAATTAGGATCCCCATCCTTGAAATAACAAGGAAACGCGTGTTTACCGTTGGAAGATTCGATTGTAAAGCCAACATCAGATTCACTTTTAAAGCCAGTTAAAGTAATTTTCTGATTAAAAGGAAGCCCGGTTTTGCTTGAACATTTTTTGTAAAGAGAATAAGCCTTGTCACTGGACAATTCCTTCATAGTAAAATCAGCACTTTCTTTTGCAAACATTTTTTGCGTCTTGGTGTATAAAACACCAAAATCATCCATATCATAGGTTGTCTGAGCGGCAGATGACTTATCAGATTTGCCGCATGCAGCAAATGATAAAATCACTGCGAAAACCAGAAATATGGAAAGCAGTTTCTTTTTCATAATTTTTCCTACCTTCATTTTTATTACATAAAATTACAAGTATAACAATGACGGAAATACACATACTTAATGTATGAAAATATTACTCGACGAACTAATGGATAAGAAAAACTTAACAATCCGCCAAGTATCTATTCTTACAGGCGTCCCGAAATCAACCGTGTCGGACATAGTGTCCAGAGGGCGAATACCGCGGTTAGATACCATGGAGCAGCTGGCAAAAGGACTAAAAGTCCGAATTACCGACCTGTATGAATCAGAGTACAAATAAGTGTCCGAGAACTCGGACAAATTTCAAAAACGCACCGGTTTACGCAAAGTTAAGTGTTTTAATATATGAAAGGATAATTAAGATTCTCAAAACACGAACGAACGTTCGAATAAATATTGATTTTGAAATACAATAGTTGTATGATTAATTAAGAACAATTCGAACAAATGTTCGCAGAGCGGAGGTGCGTTACATATGGAAGAATTAAAAATCTTATTATCAAAACTGGATGATTCTGATCACAAAATAATCCAGCAACTCTACGCTATTTTATATAGGTACTTAGAAAAGAGGGGAAGGCTCTAAGCCTTTTCCTCTTTATTCTTTATACCATCTGCTACGTTCTTGAAATACTCACGTATCACAGTCTTAGATTTATCGTCAAGAGAATGATAGGTCTTCATCATTTCAATTATCGCATCGTAAAATGCATTCCCGTTTCCATCATATTCCAACAGATCTTCAACGTAATAACCGACTTCTTCTTCAGGAGAGCGTTGGACAAAAATGTCACCCTCGCCAGTTCTGAGCCAAGTTTCGTTTACATCAAATTCTCGACATATAGAAAAGATCACTTGATCCGTAAGACGATTTATCCCGCATTCCCATTGTCCGACGGTGTTTCTTTTTACACCTAATTTATCCGCAAACTTTTGCTGAGTTAAATCCAAGACCTTTCTTAACTTCTTGATACGTTCGTTCATTTGATTCACCTCGCTTTCATGATTTGATTATAAATGGCAAGAAGCGAATAGTCAATAGAAAAGTCTTTAAAACAACAAAAAGCTATGAAAACAACATAAAGTGTTGACAAATGCTATTGAATGGCATATACTTGTCTTACAAACAACAAAAAAAGTGAGGTGAGGAAAGATGCTTGAAACAGTAGATGAAACCATCAAAAAACTGTGTGGATTCATACAGGAAGGACTGGAAAGCGATTTGACAGCAAATGATTGCGGGAATCTACCAGATCTGATAAAAGCCCTGGCAGAGCTGATATCCGCCAGAGCTATAAATTATTAGTCTCCATTACTATTGAGTTCGACTAATTTGTTGTAGATTTTCTGCATGAAATTAGCAATATTTTTTCCTGTTTCAGCATTTGTAGAGGATGATGTATTGGATAATTTTGCAACAGTGATCTCAACAGTTTTCTCAATTAAACGTTCGTTTCTAAATATAAGCGTCTCCTTTCTTGAATACTCGGCTTTGGCAGAAGCCTGTATCAACAGAATAGGAGCATAAGAAAAGAAAGTCAATAGAATTCAAATTTAAGAAAGAGGTGAGAAAAGCAATGAGTGAAAAAGAAAAGAAAGAAATCGCTGAAATGGTAGAAACAGCCAAACATCTGGCGGTACATGATCCGCAGGCATTCATGATTGCAAAAAGCAACATGGAGATCCTGAAGATTAGAGCGGACATGGATAAGCAGGAAAAAGAACCAGCATAAAGGAGGAATAAACATGTATGCAAACAGAAAGAACCTTGCAGCACTTTTCGGGGTAACGACTCAGACGGTTTACCGGAGAGTAAAAGGTATTGAAGCCTTGATCGGCGAAAGATACAACCAGTACGCCGTATTGGACAACCTGGTAAGCGTGGCTGTATATGCAGACTATGAAAAGTACCACACACGTCTGGAAGATAAGAACCTGAAAAAATATGTACCACCGTTTGACATGAAAGCGGCCGGAGCTTATATATTTGTAGATCTTAATAAGGGAGTGAGTGTGCTGTGATGAAATTAAAACCGGAAACACCGATATATGCAAAACTACAGATCAAGCGTCTGGAAGATGAATGTAAATCCCTGAAAACATGGATATGGAGAATGACGATCATTGTGGAGCTGCTGTTAATTGTAGCGCTGGCCGCCTGCGTGACTAATTTCTACGCTATAACTTAAGGGAGCGAGCAAACATGATACAAGTGAGTAAAAAAATAAGGCACATCATGTACCTCAAGACTTCTTCGCCTACCGAAAATATAAGTCAAAATTATAATACCATCGGCGGGCGAAAAAGTCAAGAAATACGGGCATTTTCGTCCGTTTTAAAACTCGATAAAGATATTAAATTCAGGATTATAACATGATAAAAAGAAAGACATATAGCTTTCGAGGTGGAGATATTCTGGACATAGAGGAGTATCACGATGGAAGGTATGGAGCGCCAGGCTTAAAGAGGATGAAAAGAAGAAAAGCCACAAAAGAAGATATGCTCCGAGTGAATAAATGGAACAAAGAGAAAAGATGCAGACAAAGATTGCTGCAGTATTTTAAAGAAACAGATCTGTTCCTAACATGGACCTACAGCATAGAAGAACGACCTCCCGATATGCAGGCAGCCTTGAAAGATTTTAGACGGTCGATAGCAAAAGTCCGAAGGGCGTACAGAAAAAGAGGATACGAATTATTTTGGATCCGCAATATAGAAAAAGGGACCAAAGGAGCATGGCATATACATCTGATAGTAAATGAAATCGGAGATTCGGCCAGCATCGTCCAGAAAGCCTGGGACCATGGAGGTACATGGATTGCAGAAATCAAGAGAAGCAAATTCTATGATGAAGATTTCATGCGTCTTGCCTGTTACATGACAAAGGATAAAAACACAGTTGAAAAGAAAAAAGATGGAACAGAAGGAAAAACAAGAATAAAAGAGTCGAGTTACAACACATCCAAGAATATGCCTCTGCCGGATCCACATGAGGATAAGCTCCGGAGATGGAAAAAAGAGGTGAAACCGAAGAAAGGCTACTACATAGCCCGCGTTTGGGAAGGGATAAATCCAAAAACGGGATATAAGTACCGGAGGTGCACGATGATTCGATTAAACAGGAGGATTTAAAAGATGTTGATATTGGACCGCGCAAGCGAAAACAAACTGGAAGAGCTGGTATTAGTATCTCGAAAGCTCAATGGAGTATTGAGAGAAAACTACCCGGGAGTACATAAGATTGAACCGGATCGCGCCGCGCTTCTCTGGTGCGCGATTGATGACGAGATAGCCAAGAGACAGGGTCAGATCGGCAAGATACTAAACACAAAAAACGGAGCAGAACAGATAGTACTCCGGAGAGCCTGTAGCGAGTTAAAGAAAGAATACGATCAGTACAACCAGCTCATGGAAGAAATCTATGACGAAGAATTACTTCCGGCCACTATTCCAGAACTGCTGATAAGCTCAGTAAAGGGAGCGACTGCAGAAATGCATGAGATTAATAAAAATCTGCAGAATACGAAAGAGGTGCTGAACACCCATGTTTAGAGTAGATATTTATATATCCAGCAGATCCAGTTCCAACAGTAAAACCATGGGAAAATATGGATTTGTGTGCACTTGTGTAAAGAAGTCCGGAGAGGTTGGGAAAATCCAAGATACCGGTCAGATAAAAGGCACACGACACGAAACAGAAGTAAAGGCGATAACAGAAGCATTAAGCCGCCTAAATCAGTCTTGTGAGGTTCATATCCACTGCGAAGATACTTATGTAGTAAATATTATAGATATCTTCTTACCTGGATGGGCCGGAAACGGATTCAAGACCGCAAAAGAGAAACCTGTAGCGGAAGGCTGGCAGATACTCTGGAAAAAGATGCAAGGGCATCTGATCAAAACAGAGAGAGGGCGGCACAGCTATAGTGATGAAATAAGAAAAATGATGGAGGATGCATAAATGTTTGATAAATTCGGAGAATTGAATTCCTATACAGAAATTAATGAACTTGCAGAAAATTTGTTCAACGAAGGTGATGAGAAATCACTGAGAGAAATGGCGAAAGAAAATGGGATACAGAAAGATTATGTGGACCTGTATCTACAGGGAGAACTCCCAGCACTGTGTGATCAGCTCACTGCAGCTCTTGGGAAAATCGATATTGAAGCGAAAGAGCTGAAGCCAAAAGAAATCATGGAGGACTGGGTAGAGTACCTGAGAGGACAGTGTATGGAAAGCGATCTGTTGGCCAGACAGGTTCGAAAGAAAGGAAAATCACTGAAAGGATGCATAGCGGCATTACTGACATGGTCGTTCAAAAATCAACAGCCGGTCAGCAAAGACATATTGAAGGCAGCAGGCGTATCTGCAGGAAAAGTCACATTGGGTATTCCGGGTATGGCCAGAGCGAAACAGATTATAACAGACTACTACATGGGAAAGTAGGTGTCGCTGGATGAAAAAGAAAGCAATTGAGAAGATCCCGTATCTTGTTTTAAAGAAAATCAGTAGAAAAAAAGCAGTCAAATACATCGGTGTTACGAAAGTAAAGAATGTTAGTCATGAAAAACATCTTTTTGTGGAAGTGTATCGGAATGAAAAAGCATCAAAAGAAATACCGCTGGTACGGATTGTACTTACCAAAAAAGATTTCGGTACATATATTCCGGATCGAAAAGAGTGGACACGCAGACAAGTAGAAAACGGTGATGATTGCGGGAGACTTATATGGGCTGCTCGATCTTCTCCATATATGGAGAGAGAAAAAGAAAATATCTTACAGAGTTCGGAGGATCTGGAACGGATAAAGAAATTCTGTAAAGTAGCTGTTTATAATGATGCGAGATGGTGGGAGTACATAAGTGGACACGAGAACGGTATTGTAATAACGGCTAGACGAAAACGGGAACACAGGGAATATGTACGACGTAAAGAAGCATTAGCAGATAGAATAGCACACACGGAAGAATTGCCAGAGAAAAAGATTCTGGCCAGAGTGGATGATATATATTTCCGTAATGAGCATTATCTGTATTACAAAAAGCGTGGAAGCTGGGCACAGATAGCCTGCAGTAAATGCGGAGGAGTTACAGATGCAAGATGGAAAATAGGGATATCCTATGAGAGCCAGTTCCAAAGACACATTGAAGAACCGAGAGAAGGACATTACGGAATGTGTCCAATGTGCGGAGCACGCGGAAGATATAAATGCCAGGGCAAGATAAAAGGTGCACACAGCAAAACGATCCATGTGTTCCTTGGACAGAAATACAAAGAACAAGGAATGGTTTTCAGGTATGTGGAAATAGAAAAAGAGTGGAGATTGGGATTTATTTCTGGTGGTAAAGATACGGTAATGTACAACGCATGTGAAAAACTTTCAGGCATAGAGACGGCAAGAATATATTTTGAACCAGGAAAGAAAACTCAAAAAGATTATCAAAAATACAATCCGTACACAGGAAAAGATTTTTGGGACGATTGTGATCTGCAAGGAACACAACATATAACAATAGATCGCGCACCAATCATGATGGAAACTTACGAAGAGATGAAAGGAACAATGTTTCAATACAGTGGCTTACGAGAATATGTCAAAGACAAAAAGGGGAATATAAATCCGGTAAATTATCTGGAATGTTACAAACGAACACCGCAAATAGAGATTCTGTCAAAAATGGGGCTGGTTGACATAGTAGAGCAACTGGTTAGTTACGAATATGGAATTATAGCAGATGAAGATGCGAATAGATTGGACAAGTTCCTCGGAATTCGAAAAGAACGGATAAAGCAGCTGATAAGACGAAAAGGAAATCTAAAACTTCTGGAAGTTATGCAGACGGAGAAGCGCCAAGGACAGCATTGGACAGATGAACAGGTAGAACACCTGACAGAGACTGGATTGGAATACACGCAGATAGAAACGGCCACTAGATACATGACGTTGCAAAAGCTGCTCAATCGTATAGAAAAATATGCCGGCTGCGAATATGGAACGGAGTGCAGCAGGGCGTCGGCCCGGATAAGACATATGGCAACAATCTATACCGATTATCTGAGCATGAGAGTAAACCTGGGATACGATCTGAACAACACGGTATATCAACAACCACGGGATTTAGAGACAGCACACAACAAAATGGTCATGGAAACGAACAAAGAAGAAATGGACAAACGTCTTAATGAAGTAGCAGAGCGTTATCCGGAAATCAGACACATCTACAGAAAACTGAGAAATAAATATTTTTACGAGGATGATAATTACATAATTAGACCGGCAAGATCAGCTGAAGAAATCGTTATGGAAGGGCGTATACTCCACCATTGCGTCGGAGGAGACAATTATCTAAAGAAACACAACACTGGAAAGACATACATACTGATGCTGAGATTCAAAGCAGAGCCAGACGTTCCGTATATAACGGTTGAGATAGACACAAAAAATCCAAGGATACTACAGTGGTATGGAGATAAGGACAGAAAACCGGATGAAAAGAATATGCAGTCATGGTTAGATACATGGCTGACGAAAATGAAAACGGGAACACTGACAGAAGCGGTCCGGACAGCAAATATAGCATAAGGAGGAAAACATGGAATATGTGCAGTTAAACCTGGATGACTGGGTGCAGATGAAACAGAAATTAAGACAGGAGCTCATAGGAGTGAAACAGAGCTTTGTCCGAATAGGATATGCTTTGAGGCAGATTGATGATCAGAAGCTGTATGAGAGAGACGGGTACAAAAGTATAGCAGAATTCGCTCGGGCAGAGTACGGCCTGGGAAAGTCTATCACAAGTCGATTCATGAGTATAAACAAGGAGTATTCCATTGATGGATACTCCGAACGCCTCCGGCCAGAATATGCCGAACTGGGAAGGAGTCAGCTGGAGGAAATGCTGAAACTTCCAGATAGTGACAGACAAATGATCCAACCGGAAACTTCCAGAGAAGATATTCGGGAATTGAAACGGTTCAATAAGACGGAGCCGGCAGCAGGTGAGGCAGATGATCTCAGACAGGTGATTGAGAAATTTTACTATGATAATCCAGGAATCCTGAATACGGTATTCAGCGGAGAGTTCGATGAAGCGAGAATCAGCAAATTCAGTGAAATTGTGAATCCGGCAGGGAACCGATCGTACAAAAAAGGACTTTACTTCATGATGATGTACGAAAATCGTGTCACATTTAAGAAATTCGGAAGCGCACCGGAGAATATGACCTGGTGGGAATTCTATCAGATGACGGTAAATATTTTTGGAGAAATGGCAGCAGGATCTGAAACTTGGAAGAATTATTTTGGAGAAGAAAACGATGAAGGAGATCATGAAGATATTACGGACGATGGAACCAGAGCTTGTGAAAAAATTCCAGACGGAACCAAAACTGCTGATACAGAAACAGACGAGACTAGAGAAGAAAAGCCAGGATTATCAGACGAAAAAAGCAACATTTGTGATGGGGAAAAGACCGGAGAAGAGACCAACCGAACCGAAGATGAATCGCCAGCAGAAGAGAGCTCAGAAAAGGGAGTTGCGCCGGCGCAAAAATCGGCGGAAACATCAGTAAAAACTGGTGCTGAAGGAGGTAAAAAGGACGGAGATAAAAGTGCAGAGTCATCAACAAAACAGGAAGAACCACAAACAAAACAACCGGATCCACCGACAAAAAGTGAGGAAATACTTGCAAAAGATGAAGAAAAACAAACTGAGACACCTGACACCATTGAAGTACCTACAGAAACAAAAGAGAAAGAGCCAGAAAAGACAGAAGAAACTCCGGAAGTAAAACCAGAGTTTCAACAAGAAAACACTGATGAAACTCAGATTCCGGGGCAGACAGAATTAGTCAAAGATTTTCCACAATATTGCCCGCCGGATATGAATGCTCCGGAACAACAGGATCAATCAGAAGTAAAGCCGGCATATGCTACAAGAAGATTATATCTTTCATCGATCGATGCCGATACGGCAGCAGAATACATGGGAAAAGCCATGGAAAAGGCTATCCGCAATATGCCGGGAGTAAGTTTCGGAGTCTTGACGAAGGAATCATTCTGGAAAGAATTCTTCGAAACCGAGGTTGATCGGAATGGAGATGAGATTGAATGTGTGAATTAATGTTTCCGAAGTCAACCAAGAAGAAAAAAAGAAAGCACCATCCAGCTCCGATCGTGGACACTGTAAAAGGCGAATGCTTCCTGTGCAGACTGGAAGGCATCCGCCGGCAGCAGTACACAGAAGAGCACCATGTATTCTACGGGGGAGGTCTAAGACGGGTAAGTGAAGAGAATGGCTTCAAAGCCTACCTGTGTCCGGCTCATCACAAAGACGGACCGAGGGCAGTACATAACTGTAGAGAGACTAGGGAACTGCTATGCAGGATCTTTCAAGCCAAATACGAAGAAACTCATACACGGGAAGAGTTCGAAAGATTAATAGGACGGAACTATCTGGAAAGGAGCTGATATTTTGAAATTACGATTCAATGTCTGGAAAGATTGGTATAAAAGATGCTTAGACGGAAGGGTATACAAGATCATGGTGCTTTTAGGACTGCGACACAGCCCTACATTTGAACTAAACCTAAGGATGGCACGCTATGAAAGGAATTTTATACAAGGAGTTGAAAAAGAGGAATGATAGTTACAGATATTCTATTCAAAGCAAAGTGTAAAGATAAAGACATGTGGGTAGAAGGATTCTATTTCAACATGCCGGATAAAACCCGTCACTACGAAGAAAGTTGGAGAAAAGATATTATACCGGTTGGATCATACATTGCAAGTCAGTCACCAGATGGCCTTGAGATACATGAGGTGGATCCAATTACGGTATGTATCTGGACGGGTATAGAAGACTGGAAAGGCAAGAAAATATGGGAACACGACATTCTCATGTGCGATGGAAATCCAGGAGAACTGATGGAAGTTGTATTCGGAAAATTCAATCTTGTTACACGCCCGCTCTTTTGCCCCGTCATTGAAGAAGTTACAGGCTGGCACTGCGTCCGATATCCATTGGGAGCTATGGAAGAGGGACGTTGCAAATGCCCAAGAATATTAAGGGAAGGCGATACAAGGTTTTACAGGTTTGAAGTGATTAAGAACATATTTGATGATGAAAGGTGTGGCAAGAATGAGATTGATTGACGCAGACGAATTCAAAGTGCAGATTGCTGGAATGACTGTGCTGGGTGATTATCCACCAAGTATGGTGAACGCTGTACACGAATTGATAGATCGCCAGCCTACAGTACGCGATACTGAAAAAGCCGCAGAAGAGCTGAAAGACCTGAAACTGGCATATTACTTAACAATAGCCAATACAGGAGATGAGAGACTAGATGCTATCTACAAAAACGTTGGAGACACATTAGATAGAGCGATTGAGATTATAAATCGGAATGGGGTTTGAAAAAATGATAAAAGGAAAAGCAAAGATGGAATTTGGAACAGGCGACATCAGAATGACGGGAGCATTAAGCAGTGACATAGGAGCATTGTGTTGTATCACGCAAAAACCACATGAAATAGGTGAAAGAGTTCCAGTTGAGGATGGTTGGAATACAGATCAGGCAGAAGTTATCATGACATTTACAAGAACAGAAAGCATAGATGCGTTAATAGCGGAATTGCAAGATGTAAAAGCAATGATGAACGGAAGCTATCCGTTCGAAAAAGAAAGAATTAGAGAACATGAATTGGATTTTGATACGTTTTTGCACACATAAGAGGAGAGGAACAGAGATGCATAAGAAGAGGTGAATGACATGGAGATAAAAGAAAAATTAAAACACTGGTTCATAATGGTACGGACAAACCAATGCCTGGGGTGCTGCTTATTCTGCGAGTGGTGGAACATGTGTAAATGGGAAACAGAAGAGAGGAGAAAGAAAAAATGATATTTTTAGGAACACCGGGAATGAAAGAGTTTTTAAAGCGGAAACATCCGAAGATATTACAGGAACATCCAAGGGATTGGCATGAGGTGATTACAAAAGACACGTGGGACGAATACGATGAATGGAAACAGACAGATGAAGGAAAAAGGGTAATAGGTAAATTGTAATGACAAGAAAGGATATATTAAGAAAATACGGATTCAGCTGGATGAGCAATGTAGATCTTCGGGAAGAACTTTCGGAGCAGGAGGCAGCAGAATTTGAAGACCTGATAAGAACCTTAAGTGACCATAACCGTGGACCGGAGCCGCCAAAAGAAGGATGGAAGAAACGGATGTATAACCAATTCATGAAATCGGCGAAGCGATGAGAAAGAATTATGGAGGAAAATATGGACTGCTTTTATAACGAAACAGATACAGAAAAAAGAGACCGCTACACAATTAGAATGGATATCACATTTGAAGAAGAATTAACTTATGAAGAAGCAGAAATACGAATTCTTCGAGCACTGAATAGTGCAGGTGTGAGAGGACATTGCGGAGGAATAAGTTAAAGGAATAGCACCAACTGGCTATTGTATCACGAAAACCAGTCAACATAGATTCCCTCCGGCAAAAGCCGGATGGCAGCAGTCGGAGGAGAAAGGAGAGGCTGTAGACCGGAAGAATGTACAGTGTTCGTACAAGGAAGAAAACGCAAGAAAGCATTATGGTAGGAGGAACTATGACAGAGCACATATGCGACAGATGCAAAAGACCAACAGGAAAGACTTGGTACACGATTGAAATATATGGTCACAATGATGGGCCGATTGGAACGGCAGACAGCCTGGCGCAGAATTTAAGTCAGACGATGCTAAAGGCAGGATGTCAAAAAGAATACTGCAAACAATGCAAAGAAGAGATCGAAAAATATATTAATTATGATATGGCAACAACCGAAAGGACATACATAACGGACAAACCGAGAAAACAATAAAGCACTTAAGAAAATTCATTGTGCGACATCGCACAGAAAGGAGAACTATGAACCATGAAGGCTACCAGGATCCGACGGCGGAAAAAGCAGTGCGCAGGTACAACCAGATGCCCTACCATATGCGCAGGGCACTGACCGATCTGCAAGACATAGCAAGCCTGTTCGGGTTTGACATTATAACAATCAAGGACAGACGGACGGGGAGGAAGTATAGAGTTGAAGAGAAGACCGATCAATAAAGACAAATATGGAATCAGCAAACACAGGTATCTGGAAGTTATCCATCATTGCCTGCAATATCCGGAATGGCGGGAAGAACTTGAAAATATGACAGATACTGTGAAAGCAATACAATATGGCCAAGAGGGGAAGGGGAGTCCAAACCAGGCGTCAGCAACAGAACGCCTGGCTATCAAACGTGCGGAGCTGCAGGAAAAATGTGAGCGAATCGAGCAGACAGCAATAGAGGCGGACGCAGACATCTATCAATGGTTATTGGAAGGGGTTACCACAGATTATGCGACCTACATATACCTTCGGGATGCAAAAGGGTTGCCGTGCGGTGATCAGAAATACTATAGAGCAAGGAGGAAATTTTACTGGTTGATGTCAAAAAAAATATAAAATTTGCAAAACATCACCACTCACGGCACATAAAAGTGTGTTATAGTGGTAGCGTCCAAAATTTGAAAAGGACATACTCACCCTAAGGGCGGCAGCAGTTAAAGACTGAGGCCGTCTTTTATTATGAAATCAGAATTGAAGGTGGTGAAATGCCAAAGGCACGAAATCCAAATAGGGAGAAAGCGTTCGAAATATATAAAAAGCATAAGGGAGAGATCGATTTAGTTGAGATTGCAAGTCAACTAAATCTGGCAGCAGGAACTGTCCGGGGATGGAAATCGAAAGATAAATGGGATGAAAAAATGAATGGAACGCTCCGAAAAAATACGGAACGTTCCAAACGAAAAAGTGAAATCAAAAAGAAAGCCAATGCAGAAGTGATAGATCAGATAATTGAAAACACTGATTTAAACGATAAGCAAAGGCTTTTTTGTATTTTATACGTCAAATGCTTCAATGCCACAAAAGCATATCAAAAAGCATATGAATGCAGTTATGAAACGGCTACCGTAAATGGTCCCCGCATGCTAGGAAATGCTAGGGTAAAAGAAGAAATCCAACGACTGAAACAGAACAGACTGAACAGAGAGCTGATATCGGAAGCTGATATCTTCCAAAAATACATAGATATAGCTTTTGCGGATATCACAGATTACATGGAATTTGGTACAGAAGAAGTCCCTGTGATGGCAGTGTATGGGCCGGTCAAGGTGAAAAATGAAGAGACTGGAGAAGAAGAAACACTGACAAGAATAGTCAACACTGCGAAATTTAAAGACTCTCTGGATGTGGATGGAACAATCTTGACAGAGGTGAAGCAGGGAAAAGACGGAGCCGGCATTAAACTGGCTGATCGGATGAAGGCCCTGCAGTGGCTTGCAGATCACATGAATCTCGCAACGGAAGAGCAACGCGCCAAGATTGAAAAGACACGGGCGGACATCCAAAGGATGCAGCCGGAACCCGTTCCGGAAAAAGAATACAAAGGCATTCCGGCAACAATGGTTGCTCCGGTATTTGCCCCGGTGCTTTTTGACATCAAGGAAAAGCGTCACACAGAATATGTTTTCCCAGGTGGCCGAGGCAGTACCAAATCATCCTTTGTAAGCCTGGCTGTAGGAGACATTTTGAGGAGTAATGATCAGATACATGCGGTGATCATGCGTCAGGTAGGAGATACGATGCGAAGTTCCATCTATCAGCAAGCAAGATGGGCGATAGAAGCTCTGGGACTGGAAGATGAGTTCGAGTGTACTGTATCACCACTGGAGATTACGAGAAAAAGCACTGGGCAAAAGATTTATTTCAGAGGAGCAGATGATCCGGGCAAGGTAAAATCGATCAAGGTTCCATTCGGATATATCGGAGTCTTATGGTTTGAAGAGTTGGATCAGTTCATGGGACCGGAGGCGGTTAGAAAGATTGAACAGTCTGTAATCCGAGGCGGAGATACTGCATACATCTTCAAAACATTCAACCCACCAAAGAGCCTGAACAACTGGGCCAACAAATACATCAAGATCCCGAAAGAAACCAGACTGGTTACGGAAAGCACCTATCTGGACATACCAAAGAAGTGGCTAGGAAAAACATTTATCGAAGAGGCAGAATTCTTAAAGGAAACTAACCCAGATGCGTATGAAAATGAATACTTAGGAGTGGCCAATGGATCAGGAGGAAGTGTATTTGACAACATCACGATCAGAGAAATAACGGATGATGAGATATCAGGATTCGACCATGTGTTAAATGGCATTGACTGGGGATGGTTCCCGGATCCGTATGCATTTGCAAGGGTTCATTACGACAGAGCGAGGTTGAGATTGTACGTATGGCAGGAATACACATGCAATAAGAGAAGCAACAGACAGACGGCAGACGAGCTGATCAGGATGGGAATCACAGGCAACGATCTGCTTACCTGCGATAGTGCAGAAAAGAAGTCGATAGGAGACTACAAAAGCTACGGCTTGCTTGCCAGAGCAGCAGAAAAAGGTCCTGGAAGCAGAGAGTACTCATATAAATGGCTGCAGTCATTAAGAGAAATCATAATCGACAATGTAAGATGCCCGGTAGCTGCACAGGAGTTCATGGATTATGAGTACGAAAGGGATAAAGAAGGAAATATCATCACCGGATATCCGGATGGGAATGACCACATGATAGATGCTGTAAGATATGCAACAGAAAGAATATGGAAACGGAGGGGCGAATAATGCTGGATGGAATAAAAGCCTTCGTGAAGGGAGTGATAAACAGAATGTTCCCGGCAAAAAATGTAGAGCAGGCACTGAAAATAGAAACATGTATATCAAGTATGATGCAGACAAGGATAGAGCTATGGCAGCGAATGTACAGCGGAATGGCACCCTGGTGCAAAGGCTATGTAAAATCTCTTAGAAAGGAACAAGGTATCTGTACCGAGTTCGCCAATATCTGCCTGGATGAAATGGAATCGAATATTTCCGTGGAAGAACTGGATCAGATATACAAGATGGCAACACGAGATTTGAATGAGAACCTGCAGTCAGGGCTTGCACTTGGGGCGCTGATCATTAAGCCGCTGGGCGGAGATAAAGTAGAATATGTTACCGCAGATCGGTTTGTACCGATTGCCTACGACGAAAGAGGACGACTGATTGACGTTGTGTTTGTCGAAAACCAGAAACGGGGAGAAGATTACTACCATCGCCTGGAGAGACACTCTTTGAGAGATAACATCCTTACAATTACAAATAATGCGTACATATCAAAATCGGAGGATGATATCGGAAGAGAAATCCCGTTGAGCTCAATAGATGAATGGAAAAATCTCCCAGCAACCATATCCTATGCTGGACTGGAAAAGCCGGATTTTGGTTACTACAGAAACCCAATCAAGAATGAAATCGATAAAAGCCCGTGCGGAGTATCGATATTCGAAAGCGGAATAGATCAGCTGGAGAGCGTAGACGTTCAGAATGCAAGGCTAAAGTGGGAGTTCGAATCCGGTGAAAGGGCAATTAATGTATCCACTACAGCTCTTCAACCGATAGTAGGAGAAGAGCGGAGACTGGAAACGCCAAAATTGGACAAGCGTCTGTATAGAGGACTGAATCTGGATGCCGGAGACGATGGTGATCTGTATAAAGAATGGTCGCCAGAGTTCCGAGATATCAGCATCATCAATGGCTTGAATCAGTTCTTAAGGCAGCTGGAGTTCAATGTATCCCTGAGTTATGGAGATCTCTCTGATGTAACGGACGTAGACAAGACGGCAACAGAAGCAAAGATCGCCAAGAAACGCAAATATAACATGGTGTCAGCTATCCAGGAGAATCTGAAAGACTGTCTGGAAGATCTCGTATATGCATTGGCTTTTTACAACGCCAAGCTCCATAGCGGATATGAGTTCAACTGCACATTTAAGGATAGCATCCTGGTGGATGATGAAACAGAACGCCAGAATGACAGGGCAGACGTAAGCCTTGGAGCCATGCAGTTGTGGGAATACCGAATGAAACATTATGCCGAAGATGAGGAAACAGCCAAAAAGATGGTAGTCCAACAGGCGGATGTAATAGAGGACTAGCCTATGACACAAGGTGAGATTGAAGCTCTTTCAAGAGAAATAGAACGAAATGCCCGGAACCTAGAAATAGACATCATGTTGGACATCGTCCGAAGAATCAAGAGCAATCTGGATATAGAACAGTCGATGACATCATCTGCAGACTACCAGATACAGCTGCTTAGAAAAATGGGATATTCCGATGAATTCCTGAAAAATGAAATCAAAAGCTATTTGAAGTTTTCCGATGAAGAGATTGACCGGATCTACAACCAGACAAGCGAGAACCTCTATAAAGAGTATGAAGATGCATTCGATGCTATTGGAAAGAAACAAACCCCGTTCGGAAAGCATCCGGAGATCCAACCGGTAGTAAAAGCCGCGATCGAACAGTCGAAGAACACATTCCAAAACATCACGGGATCCATGGGATTTACCAAGAACGTAAATGGAAAGCGCCAATTCATGGATACGGCGAAGTTCTATCAAAGATCACTGGATGAAGCGGTCCTCGGAGTAGCAACTGGAGCATTCAGCTATGACACGGTCCTGAAACGAATTATCAAGGACATGACAAGAAGCGGTCTGCGTACAGTGGAATATGCTTCCGGAAGGACATACCGGGTGGATTCGGCGTGCAGAACGGCACTCATGACAGGGTTCCGGCAGATAGTCGGTCGCATGAATGAACAGGTGGCAGCAGAGCTTGATACAGATACCTATGAAGTTACATATCACATCGGCGCCAGACCGGAACATCAGGCATGGCAGGGAAAGGTCTATTCGTACAAGGATCTGGAGAGTGTATGTGGATTAGGCACTATTACCGGTTTATGTGGAGCAAACTGCTATCACTGGTACGACGTGTTCATCCCGGGAGTTTCGGTTCGGAACTACACGGACGAAGAACTGCAGGAGATGATAGATGAGGAAAATGAAAAGACGAGCTACGATGGAAAGGAGTATACAACATATGAGGCGTTACAGAGACAGAGGAAGTTAGAGCTGACGATGAGAGTATACCGCCAAGACATAAAACTCATGAAGGAAGGCGGAGTAAGCGAACTGGAGATCATGGGAGCCAAAGCAAGATACAAAAAGACTATGGATGAGTATGTGAAGTTCTCAAAGGTCATGAAGCTGCCGGAACAAAGAGACAGAATATACATGGATGGACTGGGAAGAATATCAACAAAAGTCGGAAAGAAAATACTCAGCTCGATGAAGATATCGATTCCGAAAGAAGTAGTTGAAAAAGCTGGATTGGATAAGAGCGTAGAAAAGAAAATAAATCAGGCAATCAAGAAACTGGATAAAGAGTACACGATTTACTTAGATTCAATAGAAGGTGGAAAGCTTGGCAGAGGAGATTTGTTTGTAAGCGGCGCATATCTGGATAAGGACGGCATGCTGAAGCACGGACTTGTGTTTAACTATAATATAGATTATAATAAATTCGAGTCGAGAATAAAAATGCTGTATTCTGCCGGATACATGGCAGGAAAAAGCTATGAAGATTACATTGCGCATGAAATGGCACATATTATTCCATTCCAAAACTGCGTGACCAAGAAAGATTACGACGAACTGACGGATGAAATATATAAGAGCTTTGTCAAGGGAATATCTAAATATGCAGACAAAGAGCGCGATGGAAGAGAGAGCTTGGCAGAGGCATTTGTAAGATATAGAAATGGAGAAAAGATACCAGATGAGTCAAGAAAGCTTATTGAAAAATACATCCTTCCTTGGAGGAGGAAATAGATTCACACTTCCCAAATGTGTATTATGTAGGCATTGCATGGAATCTGAAACTGAAATAAAGTGCAAGGCGTTTCCGAATGGAGTACCGGATGAAGTACTGGAAGCTTCGTATGAAGAGGAATGCAAACCGGGAGTAAAATTTGAAGAGATGAAATAATACCACTGATCAGTGAGCATATCAGAGATTAGTGGTATTTTTATACTCATTTTTAAGGCGAGGAGGTGAGAAAGGTGAAAAAATTATTTATTAGTCAGCCTATGAGAGGTAAGTCAGATGAAGAAATTCTGGCAGAACGCAAGAAAGCAATTGAGCTTGCGCAAGAAATGATCGGTGAACCGGTAGAAGTGATTGATTCCTTCTTCCAGGAAGCACCCACAGATGCAAAACCACTGTGGTTCCTTGGAAAATCCCTGGAACTTCTGTCAGGAGCAGATGTGGCGTATTTTGCGCAGGGGTGGGAAGATGCAAGAGGTTGTGTGATTGAGCATGACAGCGCATTAGCTTATGGAATCAAGAGTATTGTTGCCTAGGAAGGCGATGATCCAGATATCTCCCTTTGAGACGCAGGGTTATGCGTCTTATTTTTATGCAAAAAGAAAGGAAATAATTATGGAGTTTTTAAAAGCAATCTTTGGTGACAAGTATGAAGAGTTTGCATCAATCATCAAAGCGTACAATGACAATCCGGAAAACAAAGACAAGCAGATTAAGCTCGCAGATCTGAATGCCGGAGAATATGTAAGCAAAAAAGATTACGACGCAATGGAAACAGCAAAGACTACCCTGGAAGAGCAGCTGCAGACAGCCACGGACACACTGAAAGGATTCGAAGGTGTAGATGTAGAAGAACTTCAGGGGAAAGTAAAACAGCTCACAGGTGACATGGAAACTCAGAAAACGGATTACGAAAACAAAATTGCAGAAATGAAGTTTGGCACACTTATCGACAATGCTATCTCGGCAGCAGGCGGTAAGAATGCGAAAGCAATCAGAGCACTCTTAGATGTAGAGACACTGAAAGATAGCAAAAATCAGACAGAAGATATTACCGCTGCGATTGAGGCGTGCAAAAAGGACAATGAGTATATGTTTGGTTCAAACGAACCAATCAATAATCCAATCGCGCCGACTGGCGGAAAAGTTCCGGGAGTTTCAAAGAATTTAGAAGACATGACGTATGAAGAATACAAAGATTACAGACAGGGAAAATAGGAAGGAGATAAAGAAATATGCCAAATACAATTTTAACACCTAAAATCATTGCACAGGAGGCCCTGATGGTGCTGGAAAGCCAGCTGACAATGGCAGGGCTTGTCCATAGAGACTATTCAAAAGAATTCGTCAGAGTAGGTGATACGATTACAATCAGAAAGCCTGCAAAATTCGTAGCCAAGAACTTTGTTGGAGAGACACACGGACAGGATATTACAGAAGGCTCAACCACGGTGAGGATGGATCGTTTCAGAGATGTAACGGTTAATGTGTCGTCAAAAGAGTTAACACTGGACATCAAAGATTTCTCTGAGCAGGTAGTAACACCGGCTATTTCGGCTATTGCACAGGCTGTAGATCAGGACCTGTTGGCAGTAGGTATTGAAAAGGCTGCGAAGACAGCAACGGTATCTGCAAAACCAGCACTGACAGACATTGCGGGAGTTGGAAAGGCTCTGGATATGTCGAAAGCACCAATTCAGAACAGAAGATTGATTCTTCCGGCGGAAATCAAATATAAATACAACACATTGGATAATTTTGCGAAACAGTGCTATGCAGGGGACTCACAGGCGCTTAGAGACGCAGAAGTAGGAAGGGTGTATACTTGTGACACGTTTTCATCAGAGAACTGCCCTCATTCCGCAGCCGAAAAACCGGGAACAGTGACGGGGTACAAGGTAACCGGCACTAAAGATACAACTGAGCTCACAGTATCAGCGGGAGAACCGGCAACAGGAAAGATTGCCGAAGGAGATCAGCTGATTGTGAACGGGTATGTCTATACAGTACAGGAAGATGTCACGTTGGTTGGAGGGGCAGGAACAATTAAGGTGGATCAGAACCTTCCGACAGATGTAACAGAAGTCGCAGCAAAAGTAATCAGCAAGGCACATGCGTTAGGATTCCACAGAAACGGACTCGCGCTGGTAACAAGACAGCTGGAACTCCCAATGGGAGCATCAAAAGCTCATATTGCTTCAGCAAACGGGCTGGCTGTAAGAGTAGTCTTTGGCTATGATATGAAAACCAAGAAAGATACAATTTCATTTGATATTATCTACGGAATCAAGGAACTGGATGAGAGCCTTCTGGTAGATTTTTCATAGGAGAAACGTTATGGAGTATGCAGATTATGAATATTACGTAGAGTCTTATCTTCTTGGAAGGCAGCCGGATATACCGGAATCAACCTTCCGATATTATGAAAAACAGGCGGAAAAGGAAATTGACCGAGTAACATTCGATCGTGTAAAAAGAATGGAAACACCGAAAGAAGTAAAAGAGTGCGTGTGCGACGTCGCAGAACTGATCTTCAAAGCAGAACAGTACGGTGGATCGGACGCACCAGGACCGCTTGCATCCTATGGAAACGATGGAGAGACAGGTACATATGACCTGTCTCGTTCTGTCTATACGGAAGAAGGAAAACGTAAGAAGATCAGGGAGATTATAGAGAAACACTTAGGAAACACAGGCTTGATGTATCTGGGGGTGGATTAATGAATCCGAACTATAACCAGACAATCACGGTATACAACCGGATCAAAGGAGCGGATGCGGAAGACGGAAAGGATATCTGGAAGCGGACGGTCCTTGAAAACTGCTTCTACAAGCTGTCCCAGACAAAGATCGATGATGGAAAGACGGCAAAAATGGCAGGAACATACGTCGCCAGGATACCAGAATCATCGAACTATCTTCCCTACCGAGAATTTGCTAAAATCAAAGGTGCTGGTAACAGCTTCACCCTGAATCCGGGAGATATAGTGGTAAAAGATGTATGCATGGAAGAAATAACCGGGAAAATGCCAAATACAGCCTCAGAGCTACTGGCAAGACAGAAACCGGAGGCATTTCAGATTACCGCTTTCTCAGATAATACATCGCACCTGAGAGGAAAACATTACAGAGTAGGTGGTTAAATGCCGAACGTAGAATTCCACTGGAATAAACCAATCCCGAGCATTGTACAAGAAGCAACTGGAGGAAAGAAGACGCTCCTCTTCATGGCGACCGAAGCCAAGCGCCTGATGGAACCGTTTGTGCCGGCAAAGAATCTGGTACTGGCGGCCAATGCCAGGACTTACGTAGAAGGGAATGTCGGGATTGTGCATTATGCAAGCCCGTACGCAAACTTCCAACACGAAGGACTGGTGATGGTATCTAGAATAACCGGAAGTCCGTATGCCAGACATGGTGAAAGCAAGGTAGTAACCGGCAGACATTTGAAATACAGCACCGCCAGACACCCCCTTGCCACTGCTGAATGGGAAAAGAAAATGAAAGCTACGAGAATAAATGACTATACTAGAGCAATACAGGCATATGTGAAAGGACATAAGTTATGACAAAACATGAGGTTATGGTTTCGTATGTACAGGACAAAATAAAAGAACTGTGTGATTCCATACTGACATTTAATTTTGCTGATGGAAAAGCTACATCGGTATCCTTCCTGACAAATTATGCCGGAAAGATTGTAAAAAAGTATGTCCGTGCTGCAGATAAAGAATATGGCTTTACCATACTTCTGACATGGTATTACTCGGAAGAAACGGATGATATCAACATGCAGGCCATGAACCTCGGCCAGAAGTTCATGGAATGGATTGAGGAGCAGAACGTCATAAAAAACTATCCGGATTTCGAAGGATGTCAGGTAAAGAAAATTGAAAACTTACAGAACATGCCAAACCTTGCAACGGTAGACTGGGAGAACAAAGTAGCTCAATACCAGATACCATGCAGGGTTTTATATTTTGAAAAGGAGAAGCAAAAATGAAAATAAGTGAATTGATGAAAGAATACACACCAAGTGAAAGCTATGAAGGCTGGGTAACCAATGATGATTACGTATTTGCAATCGACACTGCGCCGAATGGTTCGACTGCAACAAAAGAAGGCGATTACGTAGTAGTAGAAATGGGAATTGCTGGTCTGGACGCGCAGTTAAATCCAATCACGCAGGACAAGACCTATATCCGCGCCGGTCAGAACACCATGAAGACAGGTACGCAGAGAGCTTTCTCTGTAACAGGTGACAGATACGTCGGCGATGAAGCACAGGATTATTGTTTATCCCACAAAACAAAATATGGAACAGGAAACAGTGTAGTAACAAACTACCTGTATTTTAATGTCCTGACAGGAAAAGGAGAAAAAGGACAGTGTTCCATTATTGTCAACAGTGATGGATCAGGTAATGCCGGAGAATCATCTTCTATCGATATCGAATTTAAGAAGATGGGAGCAACACCTGCAGAATACACATATGTAGCCGCTTGAACGCAGGCCGAGGAAAACGGCGAACCGATAGAGGAGGAACAGGACGTTGAAGAAAATAGCAGTAACAATACTGAACCAGAAATTGAGTGCGGATCTCCTGAATCCGAAAGTAGTGAAGAAGTATCAGACGGAAATCGACAAGGTTACAGAGAAAGCGAATGATACAGAAGGAAAAACAGACGAAGAGGTAATTGTTAATCAGTGCGAAGCAGTAATTGAGATGATTGACAATATCTTCGGAAAAGGCAGTGCCAAGAAGGTATTAGGCAAGGAGACGGATCTCCTTACCTGCCTTCAGGCATACTTTGAATTAACCACAATGTACAAGAACCAGGTTGTTCCATACATGAACAAAGAAATCGCAAAAATGAAAGCGGGAGAAAAGTGAAACCAAACATCATCACAGACGGACTTCCAAAAGAGGTTGTAATCGATGACGGAAAGTACCAGATTAACTGGGATTTCAGGATAGGAATGAAGTTTGACGAGATCATGGAAAGCGAAGCACCGGATATTGTGAAACTTGAAAAGTTATTAACCCTATATTACCCGAAACACCCAAACAATCTGGAAGAAGCAGTAGAAAAGATGCTGTGGTTCTACCGTGGAGGAAAAGCAGAAAAGAAAGAAGAGAAGAAAGAACGATACAAACGTCGGTCCAACAGAGGACCGGCGTTTTCTTTTGCACAGGACGCACCTTATATATATGCGGCCTTTAAAGAGCAATACGGGATAGATCTATTATCCCAGGAGAAATTGCACTGGTGGAAGTTTCTGGCGCTCTTTGAGTCTCTTGGAGAAGAGACGAAGATGGCGAAGATCATGTACTACAGAACAGTAAGCACATCCGGAATGTCCAAAGACAGGCGTGCCTTTGTGAATGAGATGAAAAAAGCGTACAAGCTGGATACAGGAAAGAAACTGACGCTTGAAGAGCGCAACCAACAATGGAAGGAGTATGTAAAAAAGAGAAATCAAGAAAGGACGGTGAAATGACATGGCAGCAGATGGATCAATTAAGATCAGCACCGAGCTAGACTCCAAGAAAGCAGAAAAAGCCATGTCGAGATTCTCGTCTTATGCCAAAACTGCAATGGCCGGAGTTAAAACTGCGATTGTAACCGGATCTGCTGCTATAACAGCGATGGCTGGGTATTCTGTTAAAGTCGGCTCAGATTTTGAAGCAGCCATGTCAAAGGTCTCTGCTATATCCGGAGCAACCGGAGATGATCTTCAGAAATTAACGGAAAAAGCAAAAGAGATGGGTGCAAAAACCAAATTCTCTGCTACAGAGAGTGCACAGGCGTTTGAATATATGGCAATGGCCGGCTGGAAGACAGATGACATGCTGAATGGTATAGAGGGAATTATGAATCTGGCAGCGGCATCGGGAGAAGATCTTGCTACAACCAGTGATATTGTAACAGACGCCCTTACGGCTATGGGATTACAGGCATCTGATTCCGGACACTTTGCGGATGTTCTGGCAGCGGCATCATCTAATTCCAACACAAACGTTGGGATGATGGGTGAGACATTTAAGTATGTAGCACCAGTAGCGGGAGCACTAGGCTATAACATCGAAGATTTGTCTCAGGCAATCGGACTAATGGCCAACTCCGGTATCAAGAGCACACAGGCTGGTACAGCCCTTAGAAGCATCTTGACAAGACTGGCCAAGCCGCCAAAAGAAGCAGCTGCGGCAATGGAAAAGTATGATATTTCCATGAAAAACTCGGATGGATCCATGAAGTCACTAATGGAAGTAATGGAAAATATGAGAGATTCCCTTCGAGGACTTCCAAAAGATGAAAAAGCTGCAGCTGCAGCCGCACTTGGCGGACAAGAGGCAATGTCTGGATTGTTGTCGATCGTGAATGCTTCGGATACAGATTTCAAAAAGCTGGCATCTTCAATCAAAAACGCAGATGGTGCATCTGAAAAGATGGCCAATACCATGAATGATAACCTGAAAGGAAGCATCACGATTGCAGGTTCTGCATTAGAAGGCTTTGGTATCAATGCATATGAAAAGATGGAAAAGCCGCTCAAGAGCGCTGTAGATGCCGGCACAGAAGATATCAACCGGTTATCGTCGGCATTTACGACTAATGGACTGAACGGAGTAGTTGAAGAAGCGGGGAAAGTATTCAATGACACCTGTGACGAGGTGGATAAATTTGGACCGGCAGCAGAAGGCATCGTTGAACCGATTCGAGATATCGTGAATACTGGCGGAACACTTGCGAAAGCGGTATTGCCGGAATTGAGATCAGGATTGAAATTTACTGCGGAAAATTTGGATAACCTAATACCGCTTGTAACAGCAGCCGCGGTTACATTTAAGACTTTTAATACACTTGGAAAGGCGACGGCAAAAACTACAAAACTAAATGCAACGGCGACAAAAGCGTTAGCAACAATGGAAGCAAAAAATGCCTTGCAGCTGACGGCGACAAATGGTGGGCTGACGGTAAGACAGACATTGCTTGCCGTATATAATGGACAGATTAAAGTGACGACAGCACTGACTGGAATGTGGGCCAGAGCTCAAAACACGCTGAATAAAGCAATAGAGACAAATCCGATAGGTGTGGCAGTAGCGGCAACGGCGGCAATGGTTGCGATTGCAACGGTTATGAGAAATAAGCTGTCTGAGCAGACGGAAGCAGAAAAAGCGCATTCAAGAGAGTTGAAAGAGTCTACAAAAGAAGCAGAGGCAAACCTGAAAGTGGCTCAGGAGAGAAAGCAGTCTTATGAAGACCTGGTGGCTACTCAGGATAAACAGGCGGCAGCAGATCTGATCGAGTTAAATAGTCTACAGTCACTGAGCAATGAATTGAGTACGATAGTTGATTCCAATGGAAAAGTTAAAGACGGAGAAGCAGACAGAGCGGCATTCATCACGTCTCAGTTGTCGTCGGCACTTGGAATAGAGATAAATCTTACTAATGGCCAGATTCAAAACTATCAAAAACTGCAGGAGGAGATCCAGAAGACGATTCAGCAGAAGAAGATAGAGGCTGTTCTTACTTCTCAGGAAGCAAAATATAAAGAAGCTGTAAATAACCAGATGCAGGCGGCTCAAGAGGCTAGTGAAGCATATACAGCTAAGAAAAAGGCAGAGAATACTGTAAAAAAAGAAAGCGCCAAACTGGAAGAACTGCAGAAAGAAAAAAGCGATGCCGTTGTGCAAGGAAATAAGGCTCTTGTAGCAACGTTGGATGCAAAGATACAGAAACAAAAAGAAGATGTAGATAATGCTAATAAGGCACTGAAAGCTAATAAAGACGCATATAAGGAGAGCTCTGATACACTGGCGCAATATGCGAGTGACATTGAGCAGTATACTCAGCTGGCGGAAGCGGCAGCGAGTGGAAATGCAGATGCAATCGAAGCGGCAGTTAATAAAATTACTGCAGGAGTAAAAACTGCAAATAATGCTACAAGCGAGGAGCTCCAGAAGCAGGTAGTTGAAGTATCTAAGACGGAAGATCTGATTCGGCAGGAAGTGAAGAATAAAACACCGGGATTCACAGAAGAGATGCAGAAACAGGCATCTGAAGCCACAAAAGCAGCTTTGGAAGAATTTGCTAAAGCAGCACCAAAATCTGCAGATGAACTGAAAAAAGTTCCACCGGCCGCAATAGCTGCATTGATAGCCGGAGACATGAAAGGTCAGCTGTCATCAGAAGCGAAAGGTGCCGTAGATGGCATATTAGATCAATTCGATGGCTTAGATAAGAAGACAAAGAAGAAATTCGCTAATGCGGTATACGGCGCATTGGAGGGGCTGGAAGGCTTTGATGAGCTGAAAGATCCGGCAAAAGAAGGTGTAGATGAGTTTCTGGAATCTCTTAGATCAGCCCTGGATGAACATTCGCCGTCTAAGAAGACAGAAGAGATCTTCAAGCTTGCGATGGATGGTGCAGCAAACGGTGTTGAAGCCGGAAAAGAGAACGTATTAACCAAAGCAGGAGAATTTGTATCAGCATTCCTGAATGTGTTTACACCAGATGATGTTGGAAAACAATTGGAAAACCTAGGAAACAAAGTGATGTCGTATTTTGGAATAGGAGTATCATCCAAAACCAAAGATTCGGCATCTGCAGGAAAAGCTAATGCAGACGCGGCAAACAAAGGAGCCGGAAGTGTAAGCCCGACCGCAACAGGACAGGGATTCGGTACAAAATTCGCTTCGGGGATCAGCGGCATCGTTGGAAAGGCAAGAACGGCCGGAAAAGGAAACGCAGATGCAGCCAACAAAGGAGCTGGAAGTGTCAACCCAAGTGGAACGGGTGGAAAATTTGGAAGCCAGTATAGCTCCGGTGTAAGTGGAAAAGCAAAACAGGCAAATTCCGGCGGAAGATCTCTAGGAAGCAATGCAAAGTCTGGTGCCGGCAGTGTAAGTGGACATGATCCGGGATCGAATTTCGGACGAGGATTTGTAAGCGGCATTGGATCACAGATCAGAGCAGCTGCATCAAAGGCGGCTGAGATGGCAAAAGCAGCTTTAAATGCAGCAAAGAAGGCACTGGACATACATTCACCGTCAAAGAAAGCGGGCAAACTGGGAAGATTTTTCGGCCAAGGTTTTGGGAACGGAGTAGAGGAAGAAACCCAGAATGTAGAAAAAGCCGTGCAAGCAATGTCTGAGAAAGCTCTTGCGGCGGCAGATACAGAAGTGCTTACGGACAAGTTAAGGAATATAAACCTGGATAAAATAATGCCAAAAGTGTATGCGACAGCGATGGATCAGCAGGATTATATAGCAGGAAAACTTACAGCCTCGGCGACTGCAGAAGAATACGCAAGACATAAAAAAGAAGAGACGACAGATCAGCTGTCAGAAAATGATCTCAAGAGGTTGGCAAAAATAATTCAGTCAAGACCAATAATTGCTGAAATAAAGCTGAACGAGAAGACGATTGCGAAAGAAATCATTGATCCGATCCAAGAAGGACTGGACAAACAGAAGAAACTAAGGAATATGATCGGAGGCGTAAAGGAATGAATTTATCAGTGAAATTTGACGGGAAAGAGCTTGGAGAATACATAGATATTCTCCAGGGCTTTACGCCTTTTGTAGGCCCGAGTTGGGAACCCAATGTGATAAGCAGGGGAGATGTGACAAAAGGTGACGATTTTTCCTACACAACATATAAGGCGAAGACAATACCGATGCCATTTACCATACTTGACAATATAAAAGAAAAATATGATGCTTTGCAGAAAATATTGAATGTGGATGAACCGAAAAAACTGGTATTTGGCAATACGCCGGATAGATATTGCTGGGCAATCCCAACAGGAGATTTGGAATTTGAGGAAACAGGGTGCCTGGGAGAAGGAACCATAAACTGGTTGATACCGGAAGGAATAGCATGGTCAACGACACAAAAAGAATTTACTGCAGCAAAAAACGAAGATGGTATCCTGGAAATGACCATTATAAATGAGGGATCGGAAGCAGTGCCGATCGACTATGAAATCACACACAACCATGAGAATGGATACATCGGAATTGTATCACAATATGGCGCCATCGAACTTGGACGTATCGATGAGGAAGATGACGGAGAAGCGAACAAGTCTGTACAACTAATCAACCTAACAAAGTACGCAGACTTCGATCAGATGACAACAGGTGAAGGAGTGACCTCAGAAAAGACATTCGGTAAAACCGGAACATTTAAGAGTCTGAATTACAACGGAAGATCCTGGATAACGTTGTCATCGCTCGGAAGTGGAAATTACTACAGAGGGGCATGCAAAACAATCACACTTCCTGCAGATGAAAACGGAGAAGTTGGTGCGGCAAACTTCAAAGCACAGTGTAGAGTAGACTATGAAACAGTCAAAAGAGTAAGACAGACCGGAATCCTACAGTTTGTAATCGGTGATGAGCAGGGAGAAGTCCTGGCACTGATTTATTTCAACAAAACATCAAAAACTTCCAATACAGCACACTATAAGTGTCGTGTAGGCGGACAGGACAAGAATAAGGTTGAATTCACACCCAACTATGCTAACTTGACCACAAAGTCCGGCAACTTGATCTCTATTACTAAAAATGCGGGATTGTTTGAGTTCAACATATGTGGGAAAAAATATCAATTCCGGAATGACACACTTGCTGCTAAAAAAGCGAAAACAGTTACGATATTCATGGGAAACATGAAAGGAGCAACAGAGAGCTTCTTTTCCACGGAGGCAAACAGGGGAAGAATGCTATTGACAGAGTTATCTTTTCGGAAGGACAAGGTTCCTTACAGATACGACATCCCGAATAGATACCAACCCGGATGCACGATAAGGGTAGACGGAGAATCGTCCAAGGTGTATGTGGACAATGTGATCAGCATGGACGACGAAGTATTGGGAAGTACATATTTCCTGGCTCCACCGGGAGAGACAACAGTGCAGGTACATTGCTCGGAATTCAGCACGCCGGAACCAACAGTGAAGGCATATATAAGGGAGGCGTTTATATAAATGGAAAATGTAAGGATTGCAGTACTTGATATAGGGAATCATGCAGTAGCGTTCATGGATAACAAGGTGCCTAAAGCACTGCATTTTTATAATGATGAACTGCATACATATCTTAAAGGCGCTGCATGCACCTTTGAATTCAGCGTGGCGGCAAAGCATGAAGATGCACAATATCTGACGGTCGGGAATCACCTGGCATTCAAATATAAAGATAGAGATTATTATTTCAACATCATGAGTGCGGACGAAGATGAAAATACCGTGACAGTAGAATCTTACGCATTACTGTTTGAACTGCTTGAAGAAGAAAAAGATGCATACACAGCATCGAAAGCTATGACTTTCGTAGAATATATGAAAGTGTTTGATGGGCCTGGAGCGGTGAAGATAGGTATCAACGAAATATCAACATATTCTAGAAGGCTCACGTGGGAGTCAAGTGATAACATGCTGAGCCGATTATATTCTTTAGCAACAAATTTCGATGCTGAAGTAGAATTTGTTCCGAAACTGAATAATGACTATTCGTTGAAACAGATCACAATGAATGTGTACAAGGAACATTCGGACACAACACAGGGAATCGGTCAGGACCGGTCAGGAGAGATAATCCGTTATGGAAAAGGACTTAACGGCGTCGAAAGAAAGATGGATATCACAGAACTATGCACGGCGATTCGTCCATATGGAACAGACAACATAACCATCAGTGGATTGAGTAAAAAAGAGTATGACAAGGATGGAAATCTTGAATACCAGACAAGTGGCACGAATATTCTGGCGGTGCAGGCAAAGGATAGATTTCCTTCGATGCTAACAGATTACACGACAGATCGGTATGCTGTTAAGATATGGAGCTATGATACGAAAGACAAAAACACTCTGTACTCAAAGGCTCTGGCAAAACTAAAAACTTTGTGTGTACCGAAGGCAGAATATACGGTAGAAGGCTATGTAGACACACAAATCGGAGATACAGTAACAATAGAAGATACTGCATTCCACCCGACGCTATATTTGAAAGCGCGAGTTACAGAACAGGTTATAAGTCTCACGAATAAGAAAAATAATAAAACGACATTTGACAATTTTTCTGAATTAAAGAGCGAAGTAAGTGAAACAACGACCAAACAGATTGAAAAATTAATGGATGCATCAAAGCCATATCAGTGTTCAGTTGTTTCGAGCGACGGAACCATGTTCAAAAATGGAGAAGGAACAACAGCACTGACGGCAAAGGTTATAGACGGGGGCAAAGACATCACAGACAATCTGAAAATAACCTGGTTAAAAGAAGGAACAAAGATTTCGGAAGAAAAATCGGTTACTGTAAAAGCATCGGATGTATCTGGCACAGCAACGTACGTACTGGAGGTAAGAGATCAGGGAGATACGTTGCGGGGAACCTGCGAAGTTACGATCAGTAATGTCAACGATGGATCTGATGGAGAAGCGGGAGCGCAGGGCCCGCAGGGAGAAAAAGGAGAGACAGGAGCACAAGGCCCACAGGGGGAGAAAGGGGATACTGGCGAACAGGGCCCTCAGGGCGAACAAGGTCTTCAGGGCGAGAGAGGTCCTCAGGGACCACAAGGCGAACAAGGTCCTCAAGGCTTACAGGGCTTACAAGGTCCACAGGGAGAACAGGGTATCCCCGGTCCAACAGGAGAGACCGGAGCTACCGGAGCAACAGGTCCCCAAGGACCGGCGGGTAAAGATGGAACAAACGGGAAGACCAGTTATTTCCATATAAAATATTCCCCAGTAGAGAATCCAACCTCATCACAGATGTCAGAAATACCGAATACCTATATCGGAACCTATGTGGACTATACAGAGCCGGATTCGACAGATCCAAGCAAATATACCTGGTACAGATTTAAAGGCTTACAAGGTGAACAGGGAACACAGGGAATCCCAGGAACCAATGGTGCAGATGGGAAAACATCATACTTGCACATTAAATACTCCAATGATGGTGGTAAGACATTCACATCAAATTCTGGAGAAACAGTCGGGGATTACATTGGACAGTGTACGGACTTTAATCGGGCGGATCCTACTACGGTGGGAGCTTATACATGGAGTAAGATCAAAGGTGAAACAGGAGCGAAAGGCGAAAAAGGAGATAAGGGAGCCACAGGAGCTACAGGTCCTCAGGGACCTCAGGGAGTGAAAGGTGATACTGGTGCGACCGGACCACAAGGACCACAAGGTGTAAAAGGTAATACAGGACCACAAGGACCACAGGGGCCACAAGGGCAGACAGGAACAGCTGGTAAAGATGGACAAATGCTCTATGCGACATGCGATACTGCAGCTGGAACCGTAGCGAAAGTTGCAAGTTTGGCGGCTGGAACATTATCTCTCAAAGCCGGAGCAACAGTAGCTGTTAAATTTACTTATGCAAATACCGCATCCAGTCCAACACTTAATATTGCTGGTACAGGTACAAAAGCAATGTATATCCAAGGTGTCCGGGATGTATATTGGACCGACGGAGCAACCGTAACCTTCACATATGACGGTATAAACTGGAGAGTGGCATCCGAACCAGTATATGCGCCAACAGCTACGATCGGTAATGCTGCTGGATTCAATGTGTTTATAGATGGAACCAGTGTACAAGTTAGGAAGGGGACTGAAGAACTTGCATCCTTCAAAGGTGACGAGATTCGATTAGGAGAGGGTGTCGATTGTGCAAAAGTATTTATAGGTGATCTGGAAATAGGTGTAGATGGAGCAGAAACATATCTTAGAAATTCATCTACGAGAATTTCAACGAAGGCATCTCATGAGGGTGGATCGGCATCAGTACCATCCGTAGTAGTTAATGATACAGATACGTATGTGAACGGCGAGAGTATGACCGCTTTATTTACAAAGGTGGATAACAAGGCGAACAGAGAGTGGACATTACTAAAGAACCAGACCTCAGCAGGAAACTCCACAATTACAGTCGATGTATCGCAGTATTCAGAGTTCATGATCACGTGCGGACTTGCAAGCAGTACAAATGGAAATTATTACCGAGAACTTGCAAGCACGATCGTACCGGCACAGGTATTAACAAGTCGTTCTGTTGTAGATCACGGGTCCGGTTCACATCAAGCATATTATTCTAGTGCATACAATGGTGGGATCTCATATTTGAGTAGCAACAAGATTAAAATCTACAACAACGGAGGTATCACAAGATTATACGCAAGATAATCGGTTGAAAATGAATCTTTCTTGGAAAACTTCTCCTTCTGCTGTATAATGACAGTGGAAGGAGAGTGTAGTAATAATGAATAAAATGTTACAGTTCTTTAGCGAAAATAAAGATGCTTTAACTTCAATCGGAATATTACTTACTTTTTTAATCAGCAGTATTTCGCTTTATTTTTCTGTTAGAAACAACAAAGCAGTACATTATGTCAATGCTGTTACCAAAAATAGAGTTGAATGGTTATACAAATTCAGAGAATATATATCAGCCTTGATTAGCACGACAACGATTGAAAATGCGGAGTTAGATGCGAAAGACTTAGACGAATATAGAAAACATATGGGTAGAATAGAAAAATTAAAATATTTAATACATATGCATTTAAATTTCTCGGATAATATTGATGGGAAAATAGATGGTTGCGTAGAAAAATTAGTATCTTATTATAAAGGACTGTTTGAGTTATGTGCGTATTGCAGAGAAAGCTATTGTGAAAATTATTTTGAAACAGAGGGAGCGTTGAAATATTCTATTATTAAAGATTTTATTGCAAAATTTTATGAGGTACCTGCATTTAAAGCAGAAATGTATTATCATCTCTGTAATAACCCTGAAGAAAACGAAAGATTTAGAGTGTTTTTTCGTCAAGAGCTATCTAATTATGTGAAGCAACGGAATGAGTATATAGAAGAACTTTTAAGGCATGTTCGAGTTTATTTGAAATTTGAATGGAATAGAATCAAAATTGAAGCGTCTGGAAGGACATATAAGAAAAATAAACAAAGCAAAGATTTAAAAAAATTGTATGAATTATATGATCGCAATAATAACAAGAAGAATCATAACGAGAGAGGTTAACGCCTCTCTTTTTTTATGCAAAGAGGTGAACACATGGAAATCAGAGCAAGACCGTAAGGTCTTATTTTTATGCGCAAAATTAAAGAATCGAGGTACATAGAGTGTATGTAGACGTAAACACAATCATTACTGCTGGAAGCTTATTAACGGCCGTAGTAGTTATCTTTTCCGCTGTTTTCGCAGTATACAAGTGGTATTTAAGACAGAATGAGCAGGATAAAGAGATAGAAAGAATGAAATCAGAACAATGTTTGCTTACTTATGGAATTCTGGCTTGTCTGAAAGGTTTGAAAGAACAGGGATGTAATGGACCTGTTACAGAAGCAATAGACAAGATTCAGAAGCATATAAATAAGCAAGCGCATGATCAGGAGGATTAAGCATGGATATTAGTACATTAGGAACAGTAGTAGGGATCGTAGCAATCTGTTATGTAATTGGACTTGGCTGCAAGGCATATGAGAAAATTCCGGACAAATGGATTCCGGTTATCATGGCCGTATGCGGCGGAGTTCTAGGCGTTGCCGGACTCTATACAATGCCGGACTTTCCGGCTGATGATGTGATTAATGCAGTTGCGGTCGGAATGGCCAGCGGATTAGCGGCAACTGGAGTAAATCAGTTATATAAACAGCAGTGTAAGTAGAGGGCGAATAATCGCCCTCTAACATATTATATAGTGTGCGACGTCGCACAGAAAGGAGCAATCATGGCACATTTATTTTTAATAGCCGGTCACGGAGCCGGTGACAGTGGAGCAGTGGGATACGGCTATACAGAGGCAGAGAGAGTTCGGGCACTTGCAAGACGAATCGTAGCGCTTGGAGGAAGTAATGTTACTCTGGGAGACGTGAGTCGGAACTGGTACGCCGACAAAGGCATCAGCTCGCTCAAAATCTCAAAGGATTGGCAGATCCTGGAACTTCATATGGACAGCAATGTATCGACAGCCAAAGGTGGTCATGTAATTATTAAAGAAGGATATAATCCGGATCAGTATGACACAGCGCTTGCTAACTTCATTGTTTCCTTCTTCCCTGGAAGAGCAAATAAGATTGTAGGCAGAGCGCATCTTGCCAACGTCAATCGCGCAGCTGCGAAAGGTTACAGCTACAGACTTCTGGAAAATGGATTTATTACAAACCAGGGAGATCTCAACAAATTCAATTCCAAGATCGATGACTTGGCAAGAGGAATCCTTAAAGCATTCGGAATCTCGTCTGCAGCACCAGTAGCATCAGCCAAGAAAACAGAACCTGTCGATGGAGAGATCAAATCCGGTGGAGTATTCCAGAACAAGGCCGATAAGTTCGGTACAATTTCATACCAGGCACACATGAGAAGTGCTGGCTGGGGAGCTTGGCAGTCTGACGGATTAATGGTCGGCTCAACAAACCAGAATCGCCGGATCGAAGCACTGCACATCCAGCCGGTCGGAGAAACAGATGTTGTTGTCCATATGAAAGGAATCGGAAACAAAGAATACAAGAACATCACCAAAGACACTCTGATCGGAACCACCGGACAGAACAGAAGACTGGAAGCAATCCGGATCACAGGAAAGGAATCTTTCTACCTGTACAGAGTCCACCAGAAGAGTATTGGCTGGTCAGAATGGGCCAACAACGGAGAGTGGGCTGGTACGAGCGGAAAAGGACTGCAGATGGAAGCACTGGAGATTAAGAAATCCATGTTCTCCGTCGAACCGCATGTACAGAGCAAAGGATGGCTGTCACCAAAAGCCGCAGAGAATGTGATCGGTATCACCGGCCATGCATTACGCTTGGAAGCACTCCGGATTAATCCATACGGAAAAACGATTAAAGCAAAAGCTCACATCCAGAGCAAAGGATGGGTGGATTATGGCATGATTACCAAAGATACGATTATCGGAACCGTAGGCGAAAAGAAACGTATCGAATGCTTATGCTT